CTTACAGAGACTGCTCGGTAATATGCAGGAAAAGGAGTGCCAGGAAGGAACACTGACACTAAAACTTGATGTGTCACTCACGAGAGAGTATGTGCCGAACTACAATCCGAATATTCCTGGAGAGAGCAGAGAGATTGCGAAGCCGAAGTTCAGTCACAAGGTAACGAGCCAGATGAAGGTTGAAGATATGAAAAAAGGTAACCTGGACACCGAGATGGAGCTGTTCTTGAATGAAGAGACCGGGGAGTACGAGATGAGACCGGTTGCCGACACTACGCAGAGAAGTATTTTTGATGCAGACTACAGAGATGTGACGGAGCCGGGACCGGCAGGAATCGAGCCGGATATTGGTCCGGAATACATCGAACATCCGGAACTTCCGGGAGAGGTAGTAGATGAACATGCCCTTCCTGGCCCGGTGGAAGAATACGAGGATGCAGATGAGAGCGTATATGACGATTCTACGGGCGATAACCCGGAAGATACACAATTTACTGATGAAACCGATTTAGACGGTGCAGGGGACGGTACAGAGATTATAAGTGACTTTGAGGAAGACGAAACCGACACCGAAGATGATGAGTATGGATATGATGAACCAGAGGAGGAAGAGTAAATGAATTTAAGAGATTTGGTAGGAAGAATGGCAATCAGAACAGATAAGGTGCGTGAGGTAATGCCATGGGAAATGGAACGTGCGTTTCGCTTAGATTTCATGGTTCCTGTACCGATTTTTGATAGAGAAAAGTACATGGACGAGCCGGTAAGAATCCTGGCGGTGGAAGGAACCCAGGTTGTTATCGAGGAAGATGGAAAGAGAAAACTGTTGGAGAGAAGATACATCGATGAACGATGGACGGATTATGAGAGACTTCTGCATCCGGAAGAAGAAGAGAAGGAAAAAGCTGAAAAGCTGATGAAGGAGTTCGAGGTAGCGGCGGAACCTATCAAGCATTTCCTGGCAGAGCATTATGACCCGATGTGTACGGCGGTGATCTCCATGGATAACATCCAGATTTTCAGAGGAGAACTGGGCGAGCCGATTCAGAATATCTGTTGCCGGTGCGGAGCAGAGGTTGAAGAGGAAATGAAGGGATAATAAATGGATAAAAGGCCGAGAAAAGAAGATAGGTCATTGTTCATATCGTGTAAATCATGCGGAGTGCCGCCGGACAGGTGCAAGGGCTTTTGTATTTTCCAGAGAATGACGGCAGAAGCAGAAAAGCAGAAACAGGAGGGAAAGTCGAATGGCAAAATTTAATATCGAAGTAGAACTTGACTGGATGGATGAAGAGGCATATTCCATCGATGATGAGTTGAGAGAACGGATTGTGGAGGGCGTGGAAAACGCCCTTCTGGAAAAGGCAACGAATGAAGCTGTAAAGGCAGTGGATAATAAAATTGCAGAGAAGATTCTGGAGGCGGAAGAAACGATACAGGCAACCGTAGACCAGTTCATTGCGAATGTGTGCGAGGAGAAGATTGGAAAGATTGTTATCCCGGAAAAGAAAAGCACCTGGAGCGATGAAGTAACGTACAAGCCTCTGCCTGAATACGTGGGAGAGAGATTTGAACTGTTCCTTACGGAAAAGAGATATGACAGGGACGGCCGCATTGCAAGTTATTCCAGTGACAGGAAATTATCCGCCGCCGGTCTGCTCACGAGTCAGTATCTGGAAGAGGAACTTGGAAAGAAGGTTGAAAAGCTGATTGCGAATGCTAAGAGAGAGGTAGAGGAATCTCTGATAAAATCACTGGAACAGAATTTGAAAGAAAACCTTGCGAAAGACACGATTGAAAGAATGAATATCCCGGAAGTGTTGAAGAAATTAAGCAACATAGGAGCAAAGCAGGTAACCGGAACATCATTCCCGGAGTAAAGGAGGAAGGATATGAGCGATTTTATCATAGGGCATGTTACAGACTCGAAGGAAGGACCGATGGATGGAGTGTACGCTGAGACGAAGGGCACATACACGAAGTTCAAAGGAACCGGAGCATTTCAGAAAGAGAAGAGAATCCTGTATCAGAAAGTAACGGATGTCGGAATCAAGGCCAGTTTGCAGACCGGCATGGTAAGTATCAATGACAGAAACCGGAACCAGGCAATAGCAGTCAGCATTACGGAGATGGTTGCGGTTTTGAATGAGGCTTTGAGATACGGAACGGCAGGAATGGGAAAGAAGGTGCGGCTGTGATCAACAGGGCAAGCGAAGGAACGTGCCGTCAGTGTGGCAGAAGAATCCTGTGGGTGCGGATGAAGTCCGGAAAGAATATGCCGGTAGACATGGCACTGCATAATTACAAGAAGGACAGCACCGGGAAAGAGAAGATCGTCACGCCGGACGGAGAAGTAGTGACAGGAAGAATCCTGGTAGGCGAGCGTGGAGATGGAGCAGGATATATTTCACACTTCGCTTCATGCAAGAAGTATCGGAGGTAGAGCATGACGCATGAGTTGAAGACATACCCGAAATACTTCCAGGAGACGATAGAGGGCAATAAACCGTTTGAAATCCGGAAGAATGACAGAAACTTCCAGGTGGGAGACGTACTGATTCTGAAAGAATGGGATAACATCAAATACAGCGGAAGAGAAATCGGAGCGGTAGTAAGATATGTTCTCAGAGACTTTATCGGATTACAGGAAGGTTATGTGGCACTTGGGTTACAGATTTTAAGTTAAAAAGAAAAGCCGCCATATCCCCATGGCAGCTCCTCAAATGTTCGTAGATAGATTCATTATATGGAGCAGAGCAAGAAAAGTCAAGGAGGTATGGCGGTATATGGAAAGGCAGAGTGAGCAGGAACTGTTAGCAATCGTACCTGTGGAAACGGAGAGTCTGGAGGGAAACAGAATCTACCAGGTAACAGGGAGAGAACTGACACAGATAGCGGAAATATCTGCGAGAGAAGCGGTCAAAATGTGCAGAGAAGAGCGAAAAAAGACCGAAAAACGTGAGCAGAGTAACGCTGATAAGGTAAAAAGAACCAAGAAATTGTTATCAGACTACCGTAGACTGAAAAGGGAAATCCCGGAAAATGAAGAATTTACGGAAGGCGAGAAAGTAGAAAAACGATGGGCGTTCCTAAGAGATTTGATGGGTTCGGCACATATCAATAGCCAGGAAAGCGTAGTAGAGAAAGAAGAAAAACGCAGGGCGGAGAATATGTATTACATCAACCGGATAGAGCGTGCGATTGAGACGTACCGGGAGGAGTGCGAAACATCGAAAAAGCCAGAAGCTATGCGGTGTTACAGGGAAGTGTACGAATACTACATAGCGGAGGAAGAAAAGACGGTTGCTCAGATTGCGAGTGAGGAATGTGTGAGTGAGAAGACTGTCTATAAGGATATCGGGAACGCCTGCAAAATCATAGCTGTGTACCTGTTGGGTGTGTGAGAAAACTGGGTTCAAAAACAGTAGAAAATATGGAATTGACGAGGGTAAAATACCTGTGGTAACGTAGTAAGTGCCAAAAGCCCATATGTCACACCATAAAAATGGAGCACTGTGAATCGACTTTTCCTTCTCTGATGGCTGAGCGGTCTTTGGACCGCAAAGCCGGAGGAAGGGATTCTTAAAAAACGGTAAACAGCTTGTATTCCCTGTACTTAGGTAGGTAATCTGGTATAATTAAAGTATGGAAAACAACGGTTTTTCAAGGGAAAAGGAGCAGACGGACAATGGGAATTTATACGAGCAGATATAGCAACAAAGAGCTTGCAGATGGCAAATATTATTGTGTAGGAATCAGCATCGGGACGCCGAAATTCAAACTGGCGTACAGACTAGAGAACCAGTGTTATTCACTGGCACCGAAAGGGTATATGCTGAGAATGAACTTGGAAGATTTTAAGAAAGCCTATTACGAGAAGCTGAACGGCATAGGCAAAGACAGAATCATCAGTATGGTTATGAAGATGGAACGTGACGCAGCAGAGCAGGGAAAGGATTTAGTCCTCCTGTGCTACGAGGATGTGAGAATCCCGGAAGATTGGTGTCACAGAACTGTTTTTGCTGAGTGGTGGGTGGAGAACACTGGAGAGATTATTGAAGAACTTCCAGACCCGAATCCCCCGAAGGGAAAGAAAGTATCAACGGCAAGTAAGAAGCCCGAAGTGCAGGCAAAGCCAGATGATGGCTACCAGCAAATGAGTCTGTTTGGTATGGGCGCTTTAATATAATATCCGGAGCTGGTGTAGGCAGCACACGACTATTCCATAGTTGAGGCCCTGTTCATCGCAGGGCTCCGGTCCAAAAACAACGGCATCGCATCCGAAAGGGTACGGTGCCTTTTTTATGCAACGAGAGAAGGGAGAGTTGATAAGCAATGGCATTTTTCAGAGACCCAGGAGAGATGTTCTTGGGATGCTTGGGTACGGTGGAGCAGAGATACTTGGTAAATCTGATAAAGAATGCTGCGAAGAACGGGTATACGAGGTTCGTAGAGCCATGTGCCGGAACATTCGCCATGAGCAATCTGGCAATCCAGAATGGGTATAAGCCAGAGCAGATCGAGACAAGCGATGTGTCTATGATGAGTTCGGTTATGGGCTATGCCATTACGGGCAAGCCGCTTGACGAACTGGAGATACACGCCCAGGGCTTTTCCGATGAGGAGCTGTTGGACCCGGCGGTTGCCCTGTATGCTCAGATGTATCTTAGAACATCGAAGACAGCCGGTAACGAGTATTTCTTTAATCTGCTGAAAGATTTGAGAGACAGAAGAGAGGAACACATTGAGCATATCCGGCAGAGTTTAGAGAACATCAAGAAGGAAATGTACGGTATGACGTACCGACCGTTGGATATGTGGGACCATCTGGACGAGGTGCTTGATGATCCCCACACGCTGGTTATTGCCAATCCGCCGACCTACTTCTCCGGCTATGAGAAGTTCTATGACACCCAGGGGAAAATGACCTGGAAGGAACCAGAGTATAAGCTGTTCGACCCGGAAACAGGACACGTTGAGTTGTTTGACCGGTGCATGAATGCGAATGCGCTGGTTGTTTGCTACCAGGAAAAAAGAACCGGAGAGGCTGTAGGAGAGCCGATATTTGCAAGAGCCGGTACGAGAGCAGATTTGAATAGCTACATTATCTCGAACAGAGGAGAAGAAGCGGCGGCACTGGCAGAGGGAAGAAAAATCAAAAGACCTTCCGAAAGTAAGCTGGCACCGATTGCCTGCAGTATGTTGCCGAGAGATTACGAGATAACGGAGAAAAGCAAGGTACAGATCATCTCCATTAAGGCAGCAGAGGTACAGTATTACAGACAGCTATGGACGCATAATTTTGTTGGTTCATCGGCTACGTTCAATAGAGCTGTTCTGATTGACGGGATGGTATCGGGCGTATTTGGGATTTCAAAGATGCAAGCCACATCACTCTTCATCTGGTACGTTATGAAGGTCCCACACACCACGTATCGGCTCGGTAGACTATTGTATATGCTGGCACAGAACCATTGTTTCACAGAAACGCTTCTGGACGATCTGGAACGTGAGAAGGTAACAAAAGTCCGGACAGCCATGCTGACGAAGTATCCGGAGAACAAAGAAGTCCGGGGTATCATGAAACTGGTAAACCGGCAGAAGGATAAGAACAACGGGTTCAAGCTGACGTATGAAGCAGAGTTGACTGACCGGACAGAACAGGAAACACTGGAAGAATGGTTAAGGAGGGAGAAACAGTGGCAGAAGAGCAGAAAGCAAAATATGAAATAATTTATGATATGGGTACGGAGCTGTACATTGCGAAGGTACAGTTGGTCGACCTTAAGGAGCAGGATATCAATGCCAGAATAATGAAGAATGAGATGCAGGACCAGCTCACAGCGAATATCAAGAACAGAGGGCAGTTGGAGAGCTTACCTCTGATTGCACTGATGGGAGAGAAACTGGAGATTATCTCCGGACACCACAGAGTAAAGAGCGCAAGAGAAGCCGGTCTGAAAGAGATTATCGTTATTCTGGATAAGAGTGGGCTGACCCGAAGCAAGGCGGCTTCTAAGCAGTTGGCTCACAATGCAATCTCTGGATTTGATGATGAGAGTACGCTGAGAGAAATTGTGAAGCTGATGGATAACGTCGATGATATGATGGAGAGCTATATTGGGAAAGAAATTCTGGAAGAACCGTTGGAGCAGTTTGATAAGCTGAACACTCCGGCGGTTCAGTTTGATTTCAAGACCATTGCGTTTGCGTTTCTTCCGAACCAGATTAGAGACTTGGATGCACTGATGAAGAATCTGAACGGTAGTTGTGCTGAGATTATCGGTGTTGCTGCCTATGAGCAGTGTGAGAAGTTCGTGGAGACACTGGATAAGTACCAGCAGTTTACGGACATCCGGAACGTAGGGGCGGCAGTCCATTCCATGATTGATGCTGCAAATGAGAAAATGGACGATGCCGGTTTTGACCCGGACATGGATTGGACGTACCTTGCAAAAGTATTTGGCAGTGCTGCCATTCCGGTAGAATCGGCAGAAGTAATCAAAAAAGCTCTGAAAAAAGCAGAGAAGGACGGCACGATTACCAGTAAGAACAAATGGCAGATGATTGAATACTGGGCGGCTGACTACCTGGCAGGGAAGTAGGCGGTTGAATGGCAGCAAAGCAGAAGTATGATGAGAGATTCGTAAAAATTGCAAAGGTATTGTGCATGAGAGGCGGTACGGATGAGGATTTAGCTGACGCATTCGAGGTATCTCCGAGAACAATCAACCGTTGGAAAAAGGATTACCCGGAGTTTGCAGAGGCTCTGGCCGCCGGAAAAGAGTATGCAGATGCAGAAGTCGAACTGAGTCTGTATAAGCGAGCAAAAGGAAGTAAGAAGAAAACAAAAGTAACCCGGAAAATTATTGAGATGGACAAAGACGGTAATACCAAGCCTGCGAAGATAGAGACGGTTGAGACCGAGGAGGACATCATACCGGACGTAGGAGCGTGCTGTTTCTGGTTGAAGAATCGTAGGCCGGACATCTGGAGAGATAAGCAGGAAATTGGTCTTTACGAGATAGAAGACATGGAGGGTATCGAAGCCGACATTTATGGCGGCGAAGAATAAGGGCTTATCCAACCCGTATGTCAAGGTCAACAGGCGTAAGCGTATAGGGTTCAATTTCAGCGACAAGCACAAGCGGTATATCAAAAATTGTGTGAACAGTACCTACAATATCCTGGAAGGTGCTGTTCGTTCCGGTAAGACGGTAGATAATGTTTTCGCATTTGCTCACGAATTAAAAACGACGAAGGATAGAATCCACCTGGCGACTGGTTCGACTATGGCGAATGCTAAGCTGAACATTGGAGATGCTAATGGGTTCGGTCTTGAGTATATATTTCGTGGGCAGTGCAGGTGGACTCAGTACAAAGGGAATGACTGCCTGCTGATAAATGGCCCGGATACGGGGTACAAAGACAAGATTGTAATCTTCGCCGGAGGTGCAGCGTCCGATAGTTACAAGAAAATCCGAGGCAACTCATACGGTATGTGGATTGCAACCGAGATCAACCTGCATCATGACAACACCATCAAAGAGGCATTCAACCGACAACTGGCAGCCAAGAACAGAAAAATCTTCTGGGACTTGAACCCAGACCATCCTAAGGCAGCGATATACGTTGATTACATTGACAAATACGCTGAGAAAGCGGCCAAGGGAGAGCTTCTGGGTGGCTACAATTACGAGCATTTCAATATCTTCGAGAATATCAACATCCCGAAGCGGAGAATAGCTGAGATTGTCAGCCAGTATGACAAGGACAGCATCTGGTACATCCGAGATATTGAAGGTAAGAGAAGTATTGCAGAAGGCCTGATATACGTTAAGCTGGCAACTTCCATAGCGGCGGAGGACGATGAGTACATCGTGCCGTTGGAAGAGACGATTGACATGGCTAAACGTGGAGAGTTCATAGAACTGAATATAGGCGTGGACTTCGGAGGTAACGGCTCCGGCCACGCTTTTGTTGCGTCTGGAATTACCCAGGGATATGAGAAACTGTATGTGCTGTCCTCTGAATGGCACGATGCAGACGGAACAGACCCCGATGATTTGAACCGGATGTTTATGAAATTCGTTGAGAAGATATTGGACCGGTACGGATTCATTACGAATGTGTACTGCGATTCTGCGGAACTGGTGCTGAAACGAGGTTTGCAGAAAGCTATGATTGAGGCGGAACTGGGAAATATCAATGTCACGAATGCTGCCAAGTGCAAGATTACAGACCGTATCTTCACAATGACCACGCTCTCAGCAACCGGGCGTGTGTTCTTTACACCAGATTGTGAAAGTGTTCTCGAAGCTATCAGCATGGCGGTTTGGAATCCGAAGAAAATGGAACTGGAGCGTCTGGATGATGGAACCAGTGATATTGACTCTCTGGATGCTATGGAGTACAGCTTCGAGAAGAGGATAAAGAAATTCATTAAGAAGACGGGGTGAACTGATTGAGAATTGCAAATATATTGAGAAAGGTGTTGAGAAGATTGGTGCCGAATAACAGTGTGGAAAAAGCCCTGGGCGTTGATATATGCGAATCCGGAGTAATGCAGAATGCCATAGAGCTGTGGCACAACATGTACAAGAATGAACCGCCCTGGAGAGGTGGAGAAGACAATGTGATTCCTCTGAATCTGCCGGCAGCGATCTCAGAGGAATTTGCCAGGCTGATACTAACGGAGTTCAGCATGGAGGTAACTGGCAGTCCGATGGCTGCTTTCATCAATGAACAGTTGAAAGACCAGCTTACGGACTTGAACAAATTTGTTGAGATGTACTGCGCAGGTGGGGCTATTGCAGTGAAGCCGTTCGTGACGAACATAGACGAAAACGGAAAGCCAACGGCAATCGAGCTGGATTTTGTGAAAGCGGTGGATTTCTTCCCCTGTGCGTTCAATAACAAGGGAGAAATAACGGCGGCGGTGTTCGTGGAAGGAAAGAAGATAGGAGATTACCTGTATACCCGGCTTGAATACCATGAGCTTACGGGAATGACCTATACGATCATCAACAAGGCGTTCAAATCTGAGGAGATTTACCAGTACAACGATGATGGGACCTATGCTGTGAGGGATAGATTCCGGAAAGAAGTACCACTGTCTGAGGTGGATGAATGGGCGGGCCTGTCGGAAGAGCCGGTAATTATCGGTAACATCGACAAGCCACTTTTTGCGTACATCAAAGTACCAAAGGCAAACAATATCGATACGGATTCGCCATTGGGGGTATCGGTGTTCTCCAGAGCTACAGAGATAATAGAACAAGCTGACATTCAGTACGGGCGTGTATTGTGGGAGTATAAAGCCACAGAAGCTGCTATCCTGGGCGATTCTGAGTTGTTCCAGACAGATAAGCATGGAAAGCCGGTTCTTCCGGCAGGACAGGAAAGGATGTTCAAGACATTTGACTTCGACAATGCGGATGGAACTAACAAGGGGCTGCTGAAAGAGTATGCACCGCAGATTCGCCACGAAGCGTTGTTCCAGGGACTGAATAAGCTGCTAATGAAAATAGAGTTCCTGGTTGGTCTTGCCTACGGCACACTGTCTGAACCAACGGACATTGAGAAGACGGCATACGAAATCCGGGTATCAAAGCAGAGGTCATACCATACGGTAACGGCGATGCAGGACGCATGGCATAAGGGATTTGAGAAAATCATATACGCCATGAGAGTTCTGGCGTTGCTTTATGATATGGTTCCAGACGGAGAAACGGAGCTGAACTGCAACTGGGGCGATGGAGTTCTGGAAGACACAGAAGCTGAGTATCAGCGTAGATGGTCCATGGTGGTTGCCGGAAAGCTGAAAACAGAAGCGTTTCTCGCGTGGTATTTCGGATGCTCGGAGGAAGAGGCAAAGAACATGATGCCGGAGCCGGTAGCCAGATTTCCTACAGAAGAATAGGGGGGTGTGAGCAGTGCTGACACCAGAATATTTGAATAGCTTTTCTTCCGGCTATCTGGGAATGTGCGATGTGCTGAATGAGCAGATCATCCGAGATGTGGCACGAAGGATAGCGAAGACCGGAAGAATTACACCGACAGCCGAGTGGCAGTTGAAACAGGCAAAGCAGTCCGGAGCATTGATGAATGATGTAATCCGGGAGGTCGGGGTTCTGACTGGAAAATCCGATACGGAGATATTACGCTTATTCCAGGATGCAGGCTTGACCGGGATGTTGCAGGATGCAAAGCCGCTATTGCAGGCCGGAAAGCTGAAAACCTCGGATATTGTTCTTTCTGGAGCGATGCAGAGGACCATGGAGGCAGCCGCAGAGAAGTGCAGGGGAGAGATTGGAAACCTTACGCTGACAACGGCGATAGCCACACAGCAGGAGTATATGCAGGCACTGAACACAGCCTATATGAAGGTTACGTCTGGTGCTTTTTCATACCAGGAGGCAATCAGACAGGCTATCCGGGATGCGGCAGTCAAAGGAACATCGGTCATGTATGACAGTGGGTATATCTCAAAGCTGGATACAGCAATCAGAACTGCTCTGCTAACCGGAGTAAATCAGACAGCAGGAAAGCTGACGGAGTTGTATGCTTCGGAGCTTGGAGCTGAGTATTACGAGACAACAGCTCATGCAGGAGCCAGACCCTCACACTCAGTCTGGCAGGGCAAGGTGTTCAAGATTGAGGGCACATCTCCGGGGTATGAGAACTTCTACGAGGCAACCGGATATGGAACAGGAGCCGGTTTGTGCGGTTGGAATTGCAGGCATAGCTTCTATCCGTACTGGCCGGGAGTTTCAAAACCGGCATACACGAAAGATGATCTTGAGGATTACAGCAGACCGAAGTATTCGTTTGCAGGGAACCTTCTTACGGAGTATGAGTGTATGCAGAAACAACGGGAGTATGAAAGGGCAGTTAGGGAGTACAAGAGAATCCTGGCCGCCTATGATTCGTATATCCAGACGGTTCAGTCAGAAGCCGATAGAGCGTATTTCAGGGAGGAGTTCCAGAAAGAATCTGTGAAGCTGAAAGAGAAGGAATCACAGATGAAGGATTTCTGTAAGCAAACCGGACGAAGCGTAGATACTGCCAGAACGCAGGTATCAGCCGTATATGACGGCAACGGTAACTTGGTATCATTTAACCGCTCAGTCAGTGGAAAAGCTGTATGGGCGAATAAGAAAGCGAGGAAATAAGCATGAAGAAAGAAGAACTGATGAAGCAGTATGAGGAGCTGAAAGGGAAAGGCAAAGAGCCGGAAATGATTTTCCTGTATATCCACATGCCGACCGGAGAGACAGAAACCATTGTCAATCCGAATGTTGAGGAGAAGATGAAGTACATTGACCGCACCTACAATGAAGACCTGGTTCATGCGAACTGCAAGGACATTTACATTGAGCAGGCCTACATTTGTGCGGATTTCGGACCAACCATGATGTTTTCAGATGTTTATATGCTGATGAAACAGGGTGCGAAGGTAAAGCTGCCAAACTGGGGCGGCTACTGGTACTGGGATGCAGAGAAGAAAACAATCATGATGCACACCAAAGACGGAGAGGAACTGGATATCCGCCAGACGGAACGCCCAGAATACACCTTTGACAATATCGCATCTGATGAGTGGCAGATTGCTGATGAAGAGAACTGCCCGGAACTCGGTGGCGAAGCTACTTTTGGGTTCGGGGATGCGTACAAATTCCTGGAGCGTGGCGTCAAAGTAGCAAGAAAGGGTTGGAACGGGAAGGGGATCTATCTTGAAATGCAGTTCCCGGATGAACACAGTAAAATGACTCAGCAGTACGTCTATATCGTGACTACGGGGCTTGTGAGTGACAATGAAAATGCACCGAAAGGAATTGTACCATGGGCGCCGTCTCAGACAGATATGGCAGCTAAGGACTGGGTTGTATTTACAGAAGAGTAGGAAGGAGGTGGTCCTGCTATCTCCCAACCATGGGTGAAATGGTATTCGCCCCGTATAGGGCTGTAACACATTAACCCTTACAATTTACCATTGAGGCACTTAAAACGTGTCCTGGGAACTCTCAGAAGTTCATAGACACCCTTTAAGACCACGAAAACAAATAGCAGTCAGCCGGTCCGTTGGTGAAACGCCTGGCTGTTGTTTTTTGCCCTGTGATATGGCATATAAACTGTCTCCTTCTCTTGCGTGCGGAGATATAAACGCACGATAGCAGTGCCGGAGTGAACCGGAATCTAAACGAAATCAGCGAAACGAAGAAAGGAAGGTAAGTGAAATGGCTTACGAATTTTTGAAGAAACTTTTTGGAACCCCGAAGGACGGCGAAGAGCCTAAGGCTATGACCTATGCGGAACTGGAGGCGGCGATTGATGCCGACAAGAAAATCCAGGTAGTAGATGTGAAAACCGGAGGCTATGTGTCGAAGGAGAAACTGGATGCCAAGATTACAGAGCTGGACGGAGTAAAGCAGCAGTTGTCAGATGCCAATACAACGATTCAGTCCTACAAGGACATGGATATTGACGGCATTAAGCAGTCTGCAAAGGACTGGGAGACGAAGTACACCCAGGAAACACAGAAGCTGACTGCACAGCTTGCGGCCCAGGAGCGCACCCATGCACTTGATATGTTCATGGGTGGTTATAAGTTCTCCAGCAAGCCTGCTGAAAACGGTGTAAGAGCAGAGTTTGAAAAGAAGAACTTTACCCTGGAAGACGGAAAGTTCCTGGGAGGCGATGAGTTTATGAAGTCTCTCATGGAGAATGACGATTACAAGGGAGCTTTTGTTTTCGATGATGATGGCGATCCGAAAGACGATTCCCACGAGGAAGAGGAAAGAAAGCCGTTCTTTGCGAGAGGAGTTGGAGGAACTGGCGGAGCCGGAGGCGAAGGAGTCAAAGGCAAAGAAACACCGTTTAATCCGTTCGGGTTCAACTTAATCAGACAGCCAGACAAAAGCTAACAGGAGGAGAATAAAATGGCGAAATTAAATTATGCAACCGAGTATTTACAGACACTGGAGCAGATGTTTCCGTATGTCCTGTATTTTGGAGATTTATTTGCGACACCGAATAATGGAAGATTCCGTTGGGTAAATTCCAGAGTTATCGAGGTGCCGACAATTTCCACAACTGGCCGTACCGATGGAGATAGAGATACCATCGGGACCAGAAAGCGTAACTATAACAACGAGTGGAAACCGCTGACTCTGGAGAACCACAGACAGTGGCAGACACTGGTGCATCCGAGAGATATTGCCGAGACCAAGGGTGTAGTGGCAATTGGAAATATCACGAAGGTTTACAACGAGGAGCAGAAGTTCCCGGAGATGAATGCTTACTGCATTTCCAAGCTGTATGCAGACTGGACCACTGACGGAGCGAAGACAGCCCACAGTGAAGTGCTGACAGAGGAGAATGTGCTGACCGTCTTTGATGAGATGATGAAGGACATGGATAATAAGAGAGTTCCGAGAGCCGGAAGAATCCTGTATGTGACACCGGATGTCAGAACGCTCATCAACAATGCGAAGCAGATTTACAGAACCGTTGATGTTGGCAGCCGTTCTGATGCAATCAAGAGAGCAATCAACTCTATTGATGATGTGAAGATTCCGGAGAGCGTACCGAGTGACATGATGCGGACGAAGTACGACTTTACCGAGGGTTGGAAAGTGGATTCCACAGCGAAGCAGATCAATATGGTTCTGGTGCATCCGATGGCGGTAATCACACCGATTTCCTACGAGTTCGCTCAGCTCGACCCGCCATCCGCAGGTTCCCAGGGCAAGTATGACTACTTCGAGGAATCTTTTGAGGATGTATTTATCTTGCCTCACAAGATGGACGCTATTGATTTCCATGTGAGTGCATAAGAGAAACTGATTACTGGCTCTGTGCATGTGCACGGAGCCAATTTTTGAAGGGAGAAACCATATGTATAAAGTTGAGAAAAAGAACAGAGTTCTCAGAATCCCGGATGAGAAATTCGATGAGTACAAGAAGATGGGCTACATTATCCGGGATGAGAATGACAATGTGCTGTTCGAGCCGGAGAACATCAAGGCGACTGCCGAAAAACTCAAAAAGGGGAACGATAAGCTGAAAGCCAAGCTGGAAGAGGCTACCCTGTATGCGGAGAATGCAGACAAGAAGATTGCCGAGCTTCAGAAGGAGAACGATAAGCTGAAAGCGGCAGTCCAGGCACAGTCCGCAACAGGAGATGCAGACCCGGCAGAGGCTGAAAAGAAAGCAGCAGCAAAAGGCTCAAAGAAAACTGAGTAGGAGGTAGCTTATGTATTTAGCAACGAAAGACGGGAGTTCCTGCCGGATTCCCGAAAGAAAGGCGGCATATTACAAAAGCATGGGCTATTCGCTTGAAAGCCTGGAGCCGGAAGTCGGAACGGGCACAGCTTCTTCGAAAGAAAAGAAGACCGGTAAAAAAGAATCAGCTACGCAGGAGGACGTAAATCCGGCGAATAGCTGATTTTTCTTTGCAGCCTACCATTTTATCAGAAAGGGGTGTTTCGATGGTCCAGGAGGACGTAAGAAGACCGTATGTGGATTTCGCATACTACAAGAATGATTACGGTGGCACGCAGATAAAAACGGAGAATGATTTCAAGAGAGCCGAGAGTATTTCAGAAGCATTCGTGAACCAGGTTACGTTTGGCCGGATTGCAAGACTGAGTTCGATTATAGACTCAATCAAGGATGCAATCTGCTGTGTAGCCGATACGGTGGCGGTGCAGAACGAAAAGAGAGAAGCTGTTGTGAAGTCGGAATCCAACGATGGATATTCCATCAGCTATGCGGATGCCATGAATGATACGGCGTTGCATAACGAGATGTACAGGGCTGTGAGGTCATACCTGGCGAACACCGGACTGCTGAACAGAGGGTGGGTGAAAGAGTATGATGACAAACAGTGATGTGACTATCTTTAATCTGAGAATTGGAGCAGACCGCCGGGAAAAGCTCTGTGCGACAAGAATCTTGGGTGTTTCGTGGTACGGAACAAAGGGAGAGACTGTATTGGACACAGACCGTAAGGATAAGGCAAAATGCGTAATCCGAATCCCGGCCACAGCGACAGTAGAAGCCGGAAAGCAGTATATAAGCGAAGAGAAATACAAGAAGCTGTCAGATGAAGAGGCAGAGAGGTACTGGACTATCCAGAAGGGAGCTTATATTGTGCGAGGACAGTATGTGGTGGCCGGACAGTGGCTGTTCGACACATTCAGTTTCCGCCAGGGTATCATTCTGAAAGATACGATTGAGGAGCTGGCAAAGCTGAGACAGCACGATGAAGATTTTGTGACTGTCACAGAATATGCCGACAATACAATCAGAGGAACCGACAGGACAAAGCACTGGAGAATAGGGGGTGCGTGATGGCACTGAAAAAGATCACAACTCCGAAAGGCTCAATCATCAATTCCGGGAACGGGAAAGCGGAGCTGACCTGGAGCCCGGATTTTGCAGCAAAAAGGAATGCTCAGTTTAGCAGAAAGCAGATGTTTGTAGATTCAGAGGTGCTGAGAAGGTGCAGTCCGAGAGTCCCGTTCAAAACAGGTATGCTGGAGAAATCCGGCAAACTGGGAACGGATGTAGGCAGTGGAGAGGTAGATTACATTGCCCCGTATGCTGCCATACAGTATTACCAAACCGCAGACACCAGACCGTATGATGCGAACCGAGGAGCACATTGGTTTGAACGAATGAAGGTGGCTGAAAAAGAAGACATTCTGCGAGGCGCAGATAAGATTTAGGAGGTTATATGGCAGTAAATAGTGTACTGGAGGGTATAACAGAGTATTTTCTGAAATGCCCTCTTTTGAAAGACGGTGTATTCCGGGTAGATGCCCTTGGGCCAGACCCGGTAGAGTACACCATAGAGACCGGGATATTCGACCCGGTAATCCAAAGATATGTAGATGGCAGTTCGGAACGGCAGTATCAGTTCCAGTTCGGTTCCAGGGAGTTTTACAGCATGGACCGGGTACAGAACATCGAGAACAGCACGTTTTATGAAGAATTTGCGAACTGGGTAGAGGAGAGCAGCATGGCAGGCAACCTCCCGGAACTTCCAGAAGGAATGTGTGCAGAGGAGATAGAGGTTCTTTCCCCTGGATATATCTTTGACGGAGCTATGAAAAACGCAAGGTATCAGATTTCCTTGCGATTATTGTATTTTAAGGAGGCAAGTAAAAATGGCAGGTAATGTAAGTGGCGCAAGAGAAGTGGTACAGAGACACCAGTTTGCGGATTATCTAAATATCGGAACATCCGAAAAGGCGAACTGGGTACTGATGGGCGTTGGTTTCACAACACTGGATGAAACCTTCGGAGCAGAGAGCGAATCTGAGAAGTACGTGTGCGAGCCGTCTTCCTCTTCCTCTGTTGTATCCTACACATCGGTATTTCCGTTTGAAGCAAGACTCATCAAGAGCCAGGATGCGGTCAACGCACTGTACCATGTAGGAAGAAACCATTTAACCGGCAGCGATGCAGAATTTGAGTATTGCAGAGTAGAGTTATGGGACCAGAAGCAGAACGCTTCTGAACCGGTTGCAAACACATTTGCGGCTAGAAAGTTCCTGGTATCTGCCGAAGTGAGCGGCGTATCTGGAGAAAAGAAGCAGAGCATGAGTGGAAATCTCAATGCAGTAGGCGATCCGCTTGACGGATATTTCAACACAGAATCAAAGACATTTGAAGAAGCTGCGGCTTAGAATTTGGAGGTAAAGTAATATGAGCATGTTAAAAATTTGTGGACAGGAATTAGAGTTAGATCTGTTCGATGCAGATACTATGGAGGTCTATGAGAAATCCATGGATAAGGTTGTGAAAAGAGCCGAGGAAACCAAGAAGCATACGGAGCTGTCGAATGCGGACGGCATCCGGGAGATGTGCGGAATCGTGAAGGATTTCTTCGATGAGGTATTTGGAGGCGGAACGGCTGAAAAGCTGTTCAAGGGTAAAAACAACCTGGCAATCTGCATGGATGCTTTCGGAATTGTTTCTTCTGAGGCTGGTAAGATGAAAGGCCAGGTAAATGCGATTACCAACAAGTATAACATGAACCGGGCACAGAGACGCCAGGAAGGTAAGAAAAATAAGCATGGCAAGAACGGAGCAGTAGTAACGCCAATCGGTAATGCGAGTGGGCGTGATAATTCATGAACCACAACATGCTTGTAGACTATCTTCCGGAAACAGTAGAGATTGAAGGTACGGAGTATGCGATAGAAACAAACTTCCGTACCTTCATTCTGTTTGAAATGATGATGCAGGACCCGGAGCTTTCGGACGCTGAGAAAGCAAGGCAAGGTCTGGAACTGGTATATCCGGAGATTCCGGAGAATCTGGATGCTGCGGTGGATGGGTTGTTGTGGTTCTATGCCGGTGGTAAACGATGGCGTGAGAAGAGAGCCGGAGCAGTAGAAGGGGCGGCAGAAGTGCAAAGGATTTATTCTTTTGAGCATGACGATGATTATATCTATTCGGCGTTTCTGACGCAGTATCACATAGACCTACAGGACATTGAATACCTGCACTGGTGGAAATTCAAGGCTTTGCTGAGAACGCTGTCATCTGACTTGGAGTTTAGTAAGATTATGGAGTATCGAAGCGTAGACATTGATGCGACCATGACGAAGGAGCAGAGAGACTTCTACCGCAGGAAGAAAGAACTGTATGCTTTACCGTTGCCTGCTGATGAGGAAGAGAAGGTAGATGCAATAGCAGAAGCCCTTATGAACGGCGGCGACCTTACGGGACTGCTGTAGGAGGTGACTGGCTATTGAAGATGTAAAGAAGAAAATGATACGGGTGGAATGCCCGGAGTGTAAATATAAAATGCCGTTGTTTTTTGAAGAGACGGCGGAGTGTTCGGGCGTGATGGTCTCCTGCAAAGGGAGAAATTGTCATGCCCGTTTTGAATTGAAAATCAAAGACGGAAAACAAATCAAGTAGTGCCATTATGAGCCGATGATTGAGCCGAAGAATTGAGGTGAGAACATGGGCTATGATGGTACGCTGAAATTTGACACCAGCATAGATAGTTCCGGTTTCCAGAGCGGACTAAGCAAATTATCTGGAATGGCGAGCGGAGCGATTAAGGCTACCACTACTATTCTGGCCGGTGCCGCAACAGCGGTAGCCGGTATTGGTACGGCTGCAATCAAGGTCGGTTCTGACTTTGAGGCAGGAATGAGCAAAGTCCAGTCCATTTCCGGTGCTTCGGCTACGGAGATTCAACAGCTTGCTGATAAGGCAAAGGAAATGGGTGCCAAGACGAAGTTTAGTGCCACAGAAAGTGCCGAGGCTTTCCAGTACATGGCGATGGCCGGCTGGAAAACCGGAGATATGCTGAACAGTATTGAAGGTATTATGAACCTGGCGGCAGCGTCTGGGGAAGACCTTGCATCGACGAGTGACATTGTTACCGATGCGATGACTGCCTTCGGACTGGCGGCAGACGGAACAACAACCATCATCAAAAACGGGTACTCGAAGGAAGTTTCCAATGCTACACATTTTGCAGATGTGCTGGCAAAGGCAGCATCCAATTCCAATACCAACGTAGGAATGATGGGCGAGACGTTCAAGTACGTTGCCCCCGTAGCCGGAGCCTTAGGATTCAGCGTTGAAGACTGTGCTACGGCAATCGGTCTGATGGCGAACTCCGGAATTAAGGCGAGCCAGGCAGGTACTTCTCTGCGAAGTATCTTTACAAGAATGGCGAAGCCGACCAAAGAAGTACAAGCGGCTATGGACCAGTTAGGAATCTCACTGACGAACAGTGATGGTTCCATGAAGTCTCTGAAAGAGATCATGAATGACCTGCGTTCTGGATTTGCAGGCCTGACAGAAGCACAGAAAGCGCAGTTAGCAGCATCACTCGGCGGCCAGGAGGCTATGAGTGGATTGCTGGCTATCGTGAATGCGTCCGATGAAGACTACCAGAAGTTGACGGATTCTATTTACGATGCGGATGGTGCGGCCAAGGAAATGGCGGACACCATGAATGATAACCTACAGGGAGCAATCACACTCTGCAAGAGTGCATTGGAATCTGTAGGTATTGCCCTGTACGAAGAGGTACAGGAACCAATGAAAGAAACGGTCAAAGTCATTACCGGCATGGTAGAGGATATGAATGAAGCCATGGCGGAAAAAGGATTTGACGGTCTGATTGAGTCGTTTGGAAATTCACTCGCTGAGCTGGCACAGATGGCTATGGAGGCAGCACCTACATTGATAGGGGTTGCAGAGGACCTGGTAGGTACGTTCATAAATGCCATCATGGACCACCAGGAAGAATTTGCAGAGGTCGGAGCAACTGTAGTTGCTGAGTTTGTAAAAGCGATTCTGAATGTTGCCGGGGATATGTGGTCCGCCGGTATTTATTTGTTTACGGAATTTCTGCAGGCATTAAGCGACCATTCCGAGGAGATAGGCCGTTCTTTCGGTGAAATGCTGAGTAAAATTGGCGAGGCGGTACAAGAAAATCTGCCGCTTATCATCCAGGCTGCAAAAGATTTCGTAGCCGGATTCTGCGAGGGGCTGAGTGAAGAATTTCCGGGCGTATCTGCACTGATAGAAGGGTTCCTTAATGGATTCATCGATACGGCAAGTACGATTATCCAGGGAATTGTAGATGTGGTTTCTGACCTGTTCAGTGTGATTGATGGAGCAGACCCGAATGTGCTGGAGGCTGTCGGATATGCAATCGGCGTGATTGCGGCGTCCATAGCAGCTCTGAGCGTTGCAAGTTCTGTTCTGTCCTCTGTAAAATCTCTGTTCAAGGTGCTTGGCACACTGAAAGGCGGAGTTTCCGGACTGGTTGGAGTAATCGGAAAAGTTGTAGAAGGATTCGCACTCTGGAAGGGCGGAGCCGGAACACTGATGGAAGTTCTGGAACTGGAGTTCCCGAAGGTCGCAGGTATTTTCTCCTCTATCGGAGGAGCAGTTCAGAAGGTAATCGGATTCTTTGCAGAGTTCGGTTCATCAATAGCCGGAATTGGTTCTATCATTGCAGGAGCGATTCTTGCAGTTACCAATTTCGTAGATATGTTTGTAAATGGTTTCAGTGCCATAAAAGAGGTTCTGATGGTAGTCGGTATTGCACTGGCGTCTGTCGGGGCTGTTATCCTTGGGGCACCTGCACTGGTTGCGGCGGCGGTAGCTGGAATTGTAGCTGCGGTAGCAACGGCGGTTGTTCTCATCAAGGAACATTGGGACCAGATTGTAGAATTTTTCAAGAGCATCCCGGAGAAGCTGAGTGAACTTGGTTCGGCTATTTCGGAATGGTTTTCTGGTGTCCTGGATAGCATAGGCGAGTTCATCGACTCTGCGGTTGAGTGGTTTTCAGAACTGCCTGGGAAAATCATAGATGCCATTAACTCACTGGCAGAAAGTTTTGTCGAGTGGGGAGCTTCGATGCTGGAAACGGCATCTGAGGTAGTATCGCAGATTATTGATTCGATTGTGCAGTTCTTTACGGACCTGCCATACAAAATCGGTTATGCGATAGGCTTTGTAATTGGTACGCTGATTGAATGGGGAGCAAATGTGATTAACTGGATCACAACGAATGTTCCTCAGATGATAGATAGCATCATTAAGTTTTTCTCTGAATTGCCGGGGAAAATCTGGAACTGGCTGGTAAACACCTACAACAAACTGGTTGAATGGGGAAGTCAGATGCTCCAGAAAGCCGGAGAGATAGCAAGCAACTGTATAGACAACATTGTGAAGTTCTTCTCCGAATTGCCGGGCAAGATTTGGAACTGGCTGACTGATGCCTTTAATAAGCTGGTAACGTGGGGTTCCAACACCCTACAGAAAGCGAAGGAGATAGCTTCTAACACGATAGATGCAATCGTCAATTTCTTCTCCCAGTTGCCAGGAAAAATCTGGACCTGGTTAAGTAATACGCTACAGAAGGTAATCCAGTGGGGTTCCGATATGGTAGCGAAGGGAAGACAGGCAGCATCTGATTTGCGCAGTGCCGTCATAAATGGCGTAGCGAACTTGCCGTCCCAGATGGCGAATGTAGGCTACAACATCGTGATGGGTGTATGGAACGGAATCTGTAATGCGGCCGGTTGGTTCAGACGCCAGGTGCAGAGTTTCTTCTCCGGCATCGTAGACGGTGTTAAGGGAGCATTAGGTATTCACTCCCCGTCCAAAGTCTTTGCAGATGAGATTGGTAAGTGGATTCCACCTGGTATCGGCGTAGGTATTGAAGCCGAGATGCCAGACCTGTATAAGCAGATGGATGATGAGATGGCCAGTCTTGGAAAGCGGATGCAGACGGCGGTTAATGTGGAAACCGGAAAGATTGCTGTTGATAAGAAGGTCAGCACAACATACAAAGTCGAGAAAGAAAAGCAGGGTGTCTTCGAGAGTGGAGACACAACGGTAGAGATTACCGGAGAGACACACGTTCATGTAGATTTGGACGGTAGGGAAGTTGGAGATACAACAACACCGATTGTCGATGAAAACATGGCGAGAATTGATACACACAAGAAGAGAGGAGGTTAATCATGTCGGGAGTAGGCATTACGTTTGATGAGACGCATTCGTTCCGGGACTGGGGCTTAAGACTCAAGAAGATTGTTATCGGCATACCGAAAGCAAAGACAGAGTACGTGAGCGTCCCCGGCATGAACGGGGACCTGGATCTCTCAGAAGCTCAGAACGGCGGCGTAAAATATGAGATGCGGACCTTGAAATTCACATTCGGGGCAAGAAACTGTAGTTATGAAAGATGGAGCGGTCTGTTAAGTCAGATCGCTTCTGATTTGCAGGGAATCTCGAAGAGAATCATCCTCGACACCGACAAGGGCTATTATTATACCGGCAGGTGTGAGATTGAGACAGAGAAGAATAATGACGTAACAGCGGAGATTGTTATAAGCTGCAAATGCGAGCCGTATAAAATCAGCGTGGATTCATCGGATGAGCCTTGGAAGTGGGATACGTTCAGTTTCATCAATGGCGTTATCCGGAACACCTCAGACATCACGATCAGCTCCGGCTCTGGATGGCAGAAGGTTACACTGGACGGTTGGGTGCATAACGAAACACTTAGAATTGTTTCCAATGCAGAAATGAAGGTAAGGTATCGCAATTCGACCTATACGATATATACCGGCGAGAATATCATGTATGACATTGTTCTGTACAAGGGAGCGAATGACCTTTACTTCCAGGGGACAGGCAAGGTTACGCTGATTCACAGAGGAGGGATGTTGTAGATGTATACGATTAAAGCCTATGTGGACGGCAAGGAGTACACAATTCACGATGCCAGGGTAAAAGCACTGACCGTTGGTGGAAATCCGTATTTTGAGGTTGGGGACAACGTCAATGGCTCGGCAACCTTCAAGGTGTTTCCGACACACCCGTACTATGGCAAGGTTAAGAAGCTGACAACAGACATTGTGATTTACCGGGATGATGAGCCGGAGTTTTACGGGCGAGTTCTCTATGACGATGAAGATTTTTCTGGAACAAAGAAAGTCTTCGTCGAAGGAGAGCTTGCCTTTTTGTGTGACAGCATCCAGAGACCAAAGGTTTATCACAACATCTCGGTCAAGTCGTATGTGCAGGATTTGATAGATATTCATAATGCACAGGTAGAGGAGAGAAAGCAGTTCGTTGTCGGCAGGGTAACGGTAAAGGATTCTAATGATTCACTGTACCGGTATTCCAATTACGAAGATACCAGAACGGCATTTAAGGATAAGCTGACGAGCAGACTTGGAGGACATCTGGTTATCCGGCATGAAGACGGGCTGAGAATCTTGGATTACCTGTCGGATGAAGATTATTACACAAGAAATACACAAGGCATCCGGTTCGGCAAGAATCTGCTGGACTTTTCAAAGAATATGGATGCCTCTGATTTGGTTACCTGCGTGATCCCGTTGGGAGCGAAGCTGGATGAAGAAGACCAGGACCCGGCGCTTGAGGCTATCTCTGAACAGAGGATAACGATTGCGAGCGTAAATGGTGGCGTTGATTATGTCACGGATGATAACGCCGTGAAGGAGTACGGAAAGATATACAAGACCGTAACCTGGGACGATGTGACTCTTCCGGAAAACCTCAAGAAAAAGGGAGAGGAATATCTGAAATCTGCTCAGTTCGAGAAGATGGTCTTGGAAGTGAAAGCAATAGATCTGAACCTCACGGATGATTCCTTCCAGCAATTTGAGGTTGGAAACAAGATTCAGTGTGTATCGACACCGAACGGTCTGGATAAGGAATTCCCGTTGACGAAGAAGAAGGTATACATTACCAGCTTCAAGAATAATACGGTTACGCTGGGCGATGAAACAAGCGTCAAGTCGTACACCTCGTCAAATCGCCAGAATACGGCAGAAATCGAAGAGACGATAAAATCCTTGCCGAGCAAGTCAGAAATCTTGCAGGAGGCTCTCAGAAGCGCACAAGACCTCATAAACAAACAGGTAGCCAGTGGATATGCAGTGCATGTTCCGAATGAGTTCATTGTTGCTGATGATAAGGATTATAAGAACAAAGCCAAGAACCTGTGGAGATGGGGACTTGGCGGTTTTGCTCATTACAGCCAGGGATATGACGGACCTATAGACGGTGTGGCTCTGACGATGGATGGAAAGATCAACGGTAAGATGCTACTGGCAAATTCCGTGAAGACCGAATCCCTGGATGCCGGGTATCGGACATCCGTGGAGACGAAGATATCCGAAAGCGAAACGGCAGCCAATGAGTATGCAGACAATACGGTAAGAGTGGCAAGGGAAGAGATAGAAAATTCCATTTCCAACATGGAGAACCGCATTGAACTGTCTGTACGAAGTGTTAAGGAAAGAGTTACCAGAAAGAATTATATAACCGGCGGAGAGCAGGAGACACTGGATCTGGCCAGGTTCTCAATATCCGGAGCGACCAGCATTTGCAAGGTGGAGAAGTCGGAGTTTCTGAACATGAACGCCTTTAAGCTAACATTTTCCGGAACCGGAGCAGTAACGCTGACACAGAGTCTGGGAACTCTGGAGGCTGGCAATTATAAGATTGCTGTCGAAGCGGCGTATCCGGAAGGTTCAAAGTACCGACCGTCTTATATCCAGTATGGATTTGCCGAAAATAAGTCCACAGCTTATCTCAGTGGATATTCCGCAGACGAATACCATGCATACAGCAAAGAAGTCAAGATTACGAAAGCTGTAAAGTCTGTAGCTGTGACGGTATACGGACATTCCGGAAGCGTATTGTATGTAACGGATATCCGGTGTTTGAGGGATATGCAGGAACTGTTGGACGATATCGATGCAAGACTGGATGTCGAAGTCGGGAAAGTATCTGCAACTGTGTCCGAAGTATACGAAAACTCATTGCACAATTATTGCAGCAATGGGAATTTTTCGGATAGCACTGATAAGTTTACCGGATGGAATAGAAGTAGTGCTGCACAAATAACGCAGACTACCTTTTCTGGGAAAAGCTGTGCGAAGATAGAGAATAATACTTCGACCTATAGCCTCTCATGGTATCAGAGACCGTGGGCAAAAAAAGGGAAAGTGACTGTAAGGTTCAAAGCTGCTTGTGATACGGAAGATTCCGGAAAAGCACGGATACGAGTCACGATTGACGGAAAAGCATTTCTTACGACTGCCGGAGAACTTGGAAGTGGATGGAAACAGTTTGAATTTACAGCCGAAGCTACACCATCGTATTTTCACACATACTTTTATAACTATGTGGCGGATACAACTGTATATATCACGGATGTTGAAATCCTTGGTTATATATCCGCATACTCAGAAAGCCAGTTGAGTGTGCTGAAAGATTCCATCGAGGCAGAGGTCAAGAGAGCAACAAAAGGCGAGGAAGATCTGAAGGCATCTATCAAAGTCAATGCCGATAATATTATCAGCAAGGTAAGCAAGGGAGATTTTGGTTCATATGTTACTCAGTATTATGACAGAGTAATTACGGCATTCAACAACAGCAGTAAGTATGTGCAGATTAGCGCGGGAGAGATAGCCATTTATGATTATGGCGTGTCTACGTCAAAGAAGCGAGTGGTATTCGATGAAAGCGGAAACCATTTCTATCGGGATGGTTATTATGTCGGATGTATTGGCACAAACCAGTGGGCTCAGAACAATTCTCATAAGGGGCTGGTGTTCGACTTGGAACCACAGGGAAAGTACATGGCGTTCGCTCAGAAAGCCAGCGCATCGGCCAGCTCATACACGACAATGTTATGTTTCAGCCGTGCGAACTCTATTTACGATGAGTATGGCGTGAATATGGGTTGCAATCTGATTGGAAACTGGTACACGCTGAAGAACTTCAAGATAGGTTCGATTTCTGCTGGAGGATATACCGCATTTAGCGGAGCAATACCGATTGTATGTGAGATCACGAACAACGGTAACAGTTGGACGTATTCACATCTCAGAGTTTACAACGGAATCATAGTAGGTTACTGGAACTAAGAAGGAGGCAAGAAGATGGAAATTATTTTTCCGAGAGGAGACGCACCGGAAAAGGTAGCAAAAAACAGTGTAGCTGTAGGAACCATCAAAAGAGAACAGGAGGTAGAAAAAGATGGAAGAAAAGAAGAAACCGGTCAGACCGTTTAGTGTCATTTATGCTGATGCAAAGCAGGCGATTACAAGACAGGTCGGAAACACTATGGCAGCTTACGGGCTGCCTATTTTCATGACAGAGGGTATTTTGAGTGCGGTTCTGGCTGAGATCCGGACAAATGCCTCAAATGAGCTGGCGGATGAAACTGCCAGATATGAAGAGGAATTGAAAACATATTACGAGACAGAAGTTAAGGAAATGCAGGAATCCTTTGAGAAGGAGAAAGAGGGGTTGATACTGGCATTTGAAAATCCGGAAGAAAATCCGGATATGTCAGAAGAGGATGTTGCAGAAGAGAATGTCGCAAGAGAGGAGCCTACTATCAAGGAGGTGGAGTAAATGGCAGATATTTCCCAGGAAATAGATCAGCTTAGAAATGCGGTCTATGGAGAAGAGGTGCGAGGAGCTTTCATTAGCTGTATGCAGAAAATCCATGAGGAGAATGAAAGCTACAATGACATCAAAGAGTCGGTCAACCAGTCTGCGGCTACTATGAAACAGCAGGTAGACTCAATCAATACGAAAACTGAGGAAGTCCAGACTGCATTGCAGAATCTAGCGAATGCTATTGCAAATGGCAAATCTCAGCAGGAAGCAAATGAGAAAGCTACCGCAGCCGGAAAGACCCAGCAGACAGCTACGGAAAAGGCTACATCAGACAGTAAGAATCAGCAGACAGCAACCGAGAAAGCTACAGAGGCCAGCAAGACCCAGCAGGCAGCCTTGCAGAAAGTCGTTGATTCTGCAAAACAGATTGATTCTGCAATCCAGCAATCTGTATCAGCAGCAAACCAGGCATCGAATGATGCAAACCAGGCGGCCGGTCTGGCATCTACAGCAGCCGGTAATGCGAACGGTGCGGCTTCGGCAGCAAGCCAGGCAGCTCAGAATGCTAATGCGGCTACTGAGAATGCCAATAAAGCGGAGCAGTCCAGGTCACAGGCTGAAACTGCCAGAGTCCAGGCTGAGCAGGCGAGATCCCAGGCTGAATCAGACAGAGCATCTGCGGAGCAGACAAGAACCGCCAGTGAAAAAGTCCGGATTCAGAACGAGAAGGACAGGCAGGCGAATACTGCGGATGCCATTGCTAAGGCGAAAGAGGCTACAGAGATACTTATTAACCAGGTCAACACGATTGCGTTCCAGATTAACCCGGATGACAAGGGACTTGACGCAATCATTTTAAGTGCATAGGAGGCAGAAAATGAGTGAGACAATCAATATCCCCAGAGACACGACCATGCAGTTACTGGTCAAAGTTCACAGAGATCAGATTGCTGGAGAAATGGATCTGAAATATAAAGAGAAAGTTGCGGCAGCTACTTCCAAAGCGGAGGTAGATGCCCTTTTTACTGAGTGGTGGAAGATTCAATATAATCCGGAGCTTTTCACGAAAGCGGAGATGCTGGAGAGATGGTTCGGAAATGTTATGGTTGATTCCAGAGTTCACGGCGTAACGACACCAAGATATGATAAGAGTACGTCCATGATCGGAACCTTAACGGATGATTCCACAGGACTGACATGTACACCGTCCACAGAATCTACAGCCGGTAATGATCCGTTTGCACACCTTCCGCAGTTTTGGTGTTTGGAAGTAGCGGCAGAGAAAAAAGCAGATGGTTCCCATGAGATTTTCTATGTGGAACACATTGACGATACAGCAAAGGTCAGAGGCGGAGAACATCTGTGTTGGATGATCCAGAAGAACACCTACAAGCGTGAATGGCAGGATAAGGATTACAAATATCTGAAAACCAGATGTACACCGGCTCCAGGCTACAAACGTTGGAAAGAAGGTACAGACCGAACCGGAAAAGTGCATGAGTACATGGCACATCCGAAATATTACGCCGGTCTGGACGCAGACGGAGCGATCACTTGCGGAACTGGACTGGCACCGGTCAACCGTACCTCACATTCAACCGGAGTAACCAGATGGAGAGCCAGAGGAACACAGTATTCCGGAGCATCCGGATCACTTCCGAAGTTCCTGGATGCTATGATGCGTCTGAAATATGGACGCAAAGGAAATTCCGGAAAGATTGAAGGATGCTCAAGCTACAGTTTCCAGTACACGGTTGCTGTGGCTGAAACCGGAGTAGAGCGTGTGATTCTGACCACAGCACAGGCGGCAAACCTGCTTGTTGGATCTGCGGTCATGCTCGGAACAAATGCATCGACCGACAGAAACGCTGCCAGTGCATATTCCATTTTTGACGCTAAGTTAATCACAGCGATTGAGACTGTGAACATTGACGGCGCAGACTATTCCGCAGTGTACGTGGACAATGGTGGAAAGACTTTTGACACAGTAGTCGGAACCACGATGTTATCTACCGCTCCGTACTATTCCGGATGGAATGACAATGTACTGGGTAGAGATGGTAGCCGATACAGCCCGACATCCGGAAAAGAGCCTGGAATGATTCAGGGCGTTGAGTTCATGAACGGTTCATATCTGATCGTCAGTGATGAATTATGGCAGTGGAGCACGGATGCAGACGGAAATTACAAGTTTGACTGCTTCAAATGCTATGACCAGTCAAAGGTTGGCTCTGCAATCAATGAAAATTACGACAAAGTGGATGTTCCGACACTGGTATTTCCGAAAGATACGGCGGCATGGACTTGGAAGTACATCACGGACAATGCAATCAGTGATGATGTTCTGTGGCCGGAGGCAACCAACGCAAGCGGAAGCGGCGTTGGAGTGGGAGCTGGCTTCTATTGCGTACCTGCGGCGTCTGGTGTTCGTGCGGCTTGGTGCTTTGGCTCCTTGAACAGCGGTGGTCATGCTGGCGTTCCTTGCCGTTCCTCGCGCAGTGGGGTGTCTAGCGCTTACTGGAGCGGCTCTCTCGGAGCACCTGGTCTTGAGGGTTAAAAACGGGGTGAATGCGAAGCAGAGGGGCAGTAAGCCCCTTTATTGTCTTATTTGCAAATAAAATAATTTTAGGGTTATACGGTGTCTGGGAGCTGGCTTCAATTGCGAACCTGCGGCGTCTGGTGTTCGTGCGGCTTGGTGCTTTGGCAACTTGAACAACGGTGGTAATGCTGGCGTTCCTTGCCGTAACTCGAACAATGGGGTGTCTAACGCTAACTGGAACGGCTCTCTCGGAGCAACTGGTACAATTTTGAAAAGAGTATTTAAAAATCATTGCACCGTATAATCCTCGCTTATGTGCGAAAATAACTTGAAACCAACGAGGCTAGTACCTACGGGGAAAGCCACGGCAGTAACCAGATGATAGTAAGGAGGTTTGATGAAAACCTATTGCAAACCGGCAACCGTGAATGTTGAGGACTGGAAATTCAACGAGGTTGCCGTAATAGAATGTTTCCGGAATAAGCGTGGAAGAAACGATTTCCAACGTCTGCTATGCAAGACCGGAAAGATCACGAAGCGTCAGATTGCAGAAGACCGGCTGAACCAGGATTTCAAGAGAACCCTGGAGGCTGAGAGCGAAGTTGCGAAGATGCTGACACAGCGTATCGTTGACCGTGATCTGCAATTAAAGCCGATTCGCCAATTTCAAAGGGTGGATGGGCTGACGCAGAAACTAAGAGACATCTGCCAGGAATCTCCGGAACAGCAGGTGTTTGAGTATATCGCTGTCTTTGCTTTGAAACCTCTTTTCCGGGCAAAGATTCTGCCGGTCCAGTATGGGAGCATCCCGAAGAAAGGCGGAGTTGCTGGAAAGAGGAAGATTGAAAGACTTCTGAGAAAGAAATTCCACGGCAAGGTTGTAGCAATCAAAGGAGATGTAACGAAAGCCTATCCATCGGTAACGGTGGATATCGTGATGGAGATGTTGAGAAGAGACATCGGCAAAAATAAAGTGATGTTATGGTTCCTGGGTGCTCTTATGAGCAATTATCCTGGGAACCATCTTTGCATAGGTGGATATCTTCCGGCATGGCTATTCAATTACGTGATGTCTTATGTATTGAGATATATCTATGAGCAAGCTCAGATACGCAGAGGAAAGCGGAATAGGCTTGTATATGCGGTTGTATGTTATGCAGATGATTTTACAATCTATGGCGATATCTCGAAGCTGAGAAAAGCCATGAAGAAAGCAACAGTCTGGGCACACGATAAGTTTGGACTGAAAATCAAGGATATCTGGCAGTTCTATCAAGTGGCATCGTTCGATGAAGAGAAGGAGAACCACGAAGAGAGAAAGAAAGGCAGTAAGAAAAGAACTCCAGGAGTTGACATGATGGGCTATGTTGTCCGGAGAAAATACACGATCATTCGTGGCAGAGTATTCCGGAGAATCCGAAGACAAGTGATACGTGCCTGGATGGATTTTGTAGAAAGAGGATTTGTCCCGTGGTGGAGGGCTTGCAAGATTGCAGCCTATAAAGGATGGGTTGAGCATAGCAATAGCCAAAAGTTCCAGGAGAAATACAATTTTGATGCATTGTTCAAAATGTGTTCATACAGTGCAAGTAAGCACGGAAAGGAAGTAGAAAATGAGAAGAGAATCTTACTTATCGCAGCCATCGGAGATTGAGATCTACTCGGTGTTTTCTGGTACAGATGTGATTCTGAGACAGAGCATCGAGCTGGTGGAGAGAGAAGAGATCCAAGATGGAAAGAAAAGTAAATACAAAGTCTGGGAATGTGACGAAGTGCAGTTCCACTACAACGGAGAAGTAACCGAGAAAGAGATCGAAGCCGATTTTGACTACTGGCTCAAGAAAGCGGAGGAAGTACCAGATCCATCCAGTGTAGAAAATCTGGGCCTTGAGGATGCCAGAAAAGCGAAATACCGGGAAATCGCATCTGCATGTGAGGAGACGATTTACGCCGGAGTAGATGTGAGTACATCTTCCGGAGTGGAGCATTTCAGTTTGACAGAAAAGGATCAGTTGAATCTTTTTGGGAAGAAAATGCAGTTACTGGCAGGAGAAGAAAAACTGGAATACCACGAGGACGGACAGCCTTGCAAGTATTTCTCTGCGGCAGACATGCAGAATATCGTAGACCGGGCAATGTTTTTCGTGTCTTACAACACGACCTACTGCAATGCGGTCAATATGTGGATTAAGTCAGCAGAGAAAGCAAGTGATCTGGAGCAGATCCAGTGGGGAGCTGAAATCCCGGAAGAGTTCCAGAACGAGGTTCTGAAAGATTACATGAAGATTCTGGCATCCGGAGGTATCTCGTAATGAAAAGCATAATCAAATATCCAATGCTCTTTCTTTTCGGAGGGAGCATTTATTATTTGCTGGAGATAATTTTTCGGGGTTATTCATTCCCGGCAATGGTAGTCTGCGGAGGCCTGTGCTTCATTATTTGCGGTGCGATCAATGAGAAAAACCGGTGTATGCCACTGGTTCTGCAACAGTTAGTTGCGGCGGCAGGAATCACAGCGATAGAATTTCTGTTCGGATTGGTTCTGAACGTGTTGCTCGGTCTGCATATGTGGGATTATAGCAACATGCCGGGAAACTTTCTCGGTCAGATATGCCCTCAGTTTACAGTGCTGTGGTTCTTTTTGTCTGCGCTTGGAATCTTCCTGGATGATTATACTCGGTGGGTATTTTTCGGAGAAGCGAAACCGCATTACCACCTATTCCGGAAGAAGAAAGAGAGAAGAGAATGACAAAGCTACAGATTATCTCAAAGCTCTGGTCGGCAATCTATGACCTGGTGTTTCTGGTCAAAGGGACGCCGACAAAGAGTCTGGAAGAAATAGAGACAGATCTTGACATCGTTGAGTATGCGTGCCGAAAGTACGTTGACTGCGACGATGATGAGATAATATTCAAGAGCGAAGGAGGTACAGCCTATGCAGATCCGAGCACAGCCACGGAAGCAGATTAGTTCCGAAAATCCGAAATAACAGGGAGGAGATACCAATGGAATTATTGATAGCTGCCGGTATCCCGTCCGCAATCGTGGCATTTTGTTTCTGGTTGCTGGAGAAGCGAATCCAGGAACGTGCGGAAGTCGAGAAGAACGAACGGGCATGCAGGCAGAGAGAACAGGATGAGAAAGAAGAGAACCGTGAAAAGCTCCAGTACATGATGCTGAAAGCTCTGGACGGTTCTCTTTGTTTGTCAGAAGCTACAGCAAAGGCGGTGCAGAGGATTCCGGATGCGAAGTGCAACGGAGATATGCACGCTGCATTAAATTATGAGCTGGAGCAGAAACATGATCTGGAGAATTTTCTGACAAGGCAGGGAGTGAACCATATCACAGGGGAATGAAATAGAAGGCTATATTTGCCCGATATTCGCCTTTATAGCGTTTAGGCAATAATTTCCCCATTCAAACAATTAAAAACGCTACAGGGAACTATCAAGAGATTACAAAGTATAACAGGAGGATTGATTCTATGGAATTATTGAATTTTTTAAGCCAGGTGCCGATTCCGGTTCTGATTCTGGTGATCGCAGTGCTGGTCGTTGTGACAGCAGTGGTCGTATATCAGTATGCGAAAGCGAAGGGACTGGATGGCATCCGGAAAGAGGTGTACAAGCTGTTCCTGCACGCTGAACATATCTACAAAGAGTCCGGCCAGGGAGAAAAGAAACTGAAATGGGTAGTACAGCAGGCAAGAGGATTGCTGCCTAAGTGGTTGCAGGTAATCATGTCCGAAGAGGTACTGCTGAAAATTATTGACTGGTGGTTCAAGGAAGTTAAGGACCTTTTGGACGATGGAAAGGTAAATGGCTCTCAGAACTGATCGGAGAAGGGAGAGAGGAGCTATGGGCTTAAAAATCCTATTGGTGTACCTTTTGGGGATTTTGCTGTGTCAGCCGGTCTACATCTGGGGCATTCGGACATTGTGCCGGATGGAAGATGAAGACGAAGAGCTGTACTGCCAGGACAATGGCATGTACTATGAGCCAAGCAAGCCGAATTATCCGCTTGTGATAGTGCTGTTGCTGATGGCAGGAATCTTCTGGCCGTTGGTAATTTTGTTTGCGGTGTTCGTTCCGTTGACATTTTTGCTGATGGACAAGATGGGACAGTTGCATCCGAAAGATGATGATGAGATGGACCCAGAAGAGGACACATACTTATGACCGGGTGGGGAGAAATCCCTGCCCTTTTTGTGAATGAAGGAGAATTTACAAATGGCAATAGAACGGAATACATACACAGATATTTTGTTTGACGCTTTGATGGCTGCCGGTTGCACGATATATGGTGCATGTGCGGCTATGGGGAATATTTACGCAGAATCCAGAGCGAATCCCCGGAATCTGGAAAATCTCTGTGAGAAGAAATTGAACTATAAATACACGGACGATACCTACACGGAAGCAGTAGACTCCGGAAAGATAACGAGAGCGTTATTCCTGCATCCGTTGGGAGATTCCAGGCAGTACGGTTACGGATTCTGCCAGTGGACATCTGCCGGAAGAAAGGCCGGCCTTTACGATCTGGTTAAGTCCAGAGGAGTGTCCATCGGAGATGCGAAGACGCAGACAGAGTACATGCTGAGTGAATTGAAGACGAGCTATAAGAGTGTCTGGAAGGTATTGCAGACCGCAACCTCAGTGCAGGAAGCGTCCGATATCTTCTTAGTCAAGTTCGAGGCTCCGTCGAATGTAGGTTCGGCAGTGAAGAAAACAAGGGCTTCTTACGGGGAGCAGTATTTAAAGATTTACCAGAATCAGAAGAAGGAGGAAAACAAAGTGAGCAAAATTGAAAATGCAGTAGCAAGAGCAGAGGCAATCGCCCTGGACGATTCGCATGGTTACGACCAGGTAGACCGTTGGGGTAATCCGAACTACGATTGTTCTGGGCTGGTAATCAGAAGTTTGGAAGAGGCCGGAATCCCGGCAAAGTCAAGCGGAGCAACCTATACAGGCAACATGCCGGAGGTTCTGCCAAAAATCGGATTCAAGGATGTTGTAAAATCCGTGGATCTGGCAACCGGTAGCGGAATGATCCGTGGAGATGTCCTGCTCGAAAATGGACACACAGCATTCTACTGCGGAAATGGCAAACTGGTGCACGCAAGTATCAACGAGAAAGGAACGGTCACAGGAGGAAAGTCTGGAGATCAGACCGGTAGAGAAATCTGCATCCGCAGCTATTACAATAAGCCGTGGATTCATGTGTACCGTTACACCGGAGTGACAGCATCTGCATCCGGAACGGTTAATGTGAGAAATTATCTCCAGAAAGGCGATTCCGGGGACGCAGTAAAAGAAATGCAGAAAATGCTGATCGGTTGCGGATTCTCCTGCGGAAGTTCCGGAGTAGACGGTTCTTTTGGCGGAGACACAGAGAAAGCTCTGCTTGCGTTCCAGGCATTTTACGGTTTGGAGCAGGACGGCAAGTACGGACCGGTATCTAAGAGTAAGCTGGTTTCTGCTTACAACGGAAAGACAGCAGCCAGTGTTCCGGAAAAGAAGAACACTCCGTCTTACACTGCTGGACATGAGTACACTTTGCAGGTAGAACTGAAAGTTCGTACAGGTCCAGGAACAAACTACAGCGCAAAGAAACATTCGCAGTTGACGGCTGACGGCCAGAAACACGATAAGGACAATGATGGCTGCCTGGATGCAGGAACAGTCGTAACATGCCAGGCAGTCCGGAATGTCGGAAACGATATCTGGATGAAAGCACCGAGCGGTTGGATGGCTGCTTATTACGATGGCAAGGTATACATCAAATAATGCCTTTAAGGCAAGGAACTAAGAAAATTAAACACACCTCTTATGGTCAAAAAAGGAAAATATGTCACATTGCCCCGGTATCACGCCGGGGCTTCTTTTTTATTGCGGAGCAAGTCCGCAGAATAAATCAATATACAAAATTCACAAAAATTCCCATCAAAAATTGACGAAATGTGCCTGAGTAACGATAGACGTTTTTAGATACTAACTTATGCCTAAGAGCTAAAAGTCGGTATAGAAGCGTGTACGATGTTATAGCCATATATGCTGAAAATGCGGTTCTGCAAAGTTCAATCTGAGTTCCGAAGTTATCCACAGGAAGAATGTTGATAATGTGAATAAGTCGAAAAATCGAAGTAAAAAAACATTTCCTATATATAAAACCTTGTAAGATTTCTTACATGATTTCTGCACCATAATTAGAGATAGAGTAAGAGATAGAGATAAAGATAGATAAAGAGATAAAAAAGAATAGCACTTTGCGTTGCAAAGATGCTACACACACTAATTCGACAGCTCGAAAAATAATTGAAAAATAGAAGTAAAACACTTGACACGTTCGAGCTATCGAAGTATAATAAAGTTACAAAATAACAAAACAAATACACGATACAAAGTAATGCAGGCGGCAAGGTTGATGGAATAGTACATATGCTTGTCAGACGGTTCCAACCCCGTAGGAATGCAGAGGACAGAACAAATGAGAAAGGAGGAATTGCCCGTTGGGAAAAAGAAAACGCAGGATTGAAGAAAAAGAAGAAGAGCTGCTTTCAGAACAGTTGAAGAAGACCAAAATTGAAATTTATGAATGCTGGACACATATCGTAATTTCCATAGTAACAATGCTGATAGCAGTTGTTACGGCAGTTTTGACCTGGTTCAAGTAATGTTCTGAAAAACAGCTCGGTAGCCGGGGAGACAAGTTCTCCTCGTGCTACCAAGTTTATCACAGAGGAGGCAGAAAGTAAATGAAGAAAAGCAGAAGAATGTTTTCACTGGCTATGCTGGTGTGTTTGATTGTCGGAGTTTCAACCGGAATCAGAGAATGTATCGGAGCCGCATGTGCGCTGGCATTCGTAAATGCAACACTCGGACTGGAAGATTTAGAGAAGAAAATGGAGGATAAGAAATAATGGATGCAAAGAATCAGCAGGACAGAGCAAAAATGGTAGAAGAAGCGGTTGGTCGTATGTGCCGCCTGGGAATGATGCCGCAGGTAATCACAAAATTCAGAAAGCAGGGAACGGTCCTTAAATCTGAGACGGCAGGTATTCTGTACGATTTGAACGATGAGGAGAAGAAAGCTGTTGCCGACTGGGAAGAAGAAAGTGGCGGTATTGTATACGCTGCAATATTGAGCAATATGGTGTTTGGAAGATGCCTGGCGTTGTTGTATGTTAGTGCAGAGGAAGAAGAGTGGGAACTGGATAGAGAAGACCTGGACGGGAGGATTTCACTTGCGTATGTGGCGAACCTGGATGCACCGGATTGTTCCGAACTGGGAAGTATCGGAATTGCACCTGCAAACGGTGGATTGGTAAGAACAGAGTAGGAGGTGGCGTGATGCTGGAGTATAACGAGCAGACGGAAAATCTGATGGAAATAGCGATGATGCTGGAACAGCTCAAGGGAGAGAGTGAGTATCTGTTTGAGGTACTGACAGACATTGACAGCATAACCTGGAAACAGAAATTTGTGGACTGGGCGAATGAGTTCACAGAAACCTACGAGCCGAACAAGGATGTGTGGCCGGGAAATTACCTGGAAGTGATTGAGGGATTCGCCAGAGAGAAAATCTTGGAGTTTGCCGGAGTGGAGGACAAGGAATAATGAATTTGAGAAGAGCGGGCAAAGGAATTGTCAGAAAAGGTAAGCGGCCGAGCGTATACAGAATCGGCTTCAATGATGGCGATGAAACAGAGCTGACCGCAAATGGCATAAATGAACTGGAGGAGTTATGGCGGTCCTTGTGTCCGGAATTTGAATGCGAACCGGACAGCGTAAACTATGTAGAGAGAGTAGGATATGAGGAGGAAGACTGATGGGAAAAGAGTATGAGGAAATCAAAGCTGAGATAAGCGTACGAATCAGCACAGAGGATATTGATGATATTGTTACAACGGCACTGGAGGGCGGTATTTGCTACTGGTGCAGGCGAGTAGAAGTCAAAGGAAAGTATCTCGGAGAATTTGCATCGGAGCAGATCAGCAGAGAAGGAGTCCTGGTATTGCATGATTCGGTGGATGGCAAGAAGAGAGAACTGAACAAGGAAAAGTTGCTCAGCGGAGTAAAACAGTATCTGGAGGATGAAGACAAGCCGTACAATATCCTGGTGGATGCGGAAGACTCTGTAGGATGTAGCAAAGGAGTCTATGAATTGGATTGTTGCATGGTAGATGCGACAGTGGCAGACATGATTATCCAGTATGCGATATTCGATGATATTATTTACGGATAGGAGGACGCCGGGATGGAGGAAAAGAAAATTGTAGTGTATGTCCTGCATGGGTTCTGGGAGAACGAATTTACAAATGGGTGTGCAGTGGTGGATGTGTCGATTGACCTGGAGACGGTCATGAAGAAACTGGATGAAATCGTTGAGAATAAGGCACGAGAGTATGTGAAGGTGCAGGAGGATAAAGCCGAGGAAGAACGGGGATTCCGGTATTTTGAAATATGGGATGAGAACGGGCAGAGTGCTAAATTCTATATCGTAGAGCAGTATCTGGAATTATCGCAGAGTATGATGGAGGCGATTGCTGAATCATTAGCGAAAGGAGCAGGAAAATGAGAAAAATATATCAGTGTGAGCATACAGTACCGCCGGTTTGGTGGTTTACCTTCGCAGACAGAAATGCGTTGGGAGAGGAAATTGTAGTAGAGTTCCGAAAGAACGAAAACACGCATGGAAAGCATTCACTTCCGGCAATGTGGAAGAGAAAGGGATTCATAGATAAAGAACCGGAAACGTGGTGGGGCGTTCAGACCTATGTAACGGACCGGCAGGGCAGATGTTCCGGAAAGTACAATCCGACAACCAAGGATGGGAAACTGAATTTTGAGTGGCTGTTGGAGGCAACCGAGGAAAATCGACAGAAGATAATTGATGAGATTTACCGCAGGGCAAACGCTATCTGGCACAGGGAAGATTGGTATCTGGAAGACCTGGAAGAAGCAATTCGGAGTACAGGCCTGGAAGTAACCCAGGAAAGAGTAGACAAGCTGTTGGAGGAGTGCCACCGGATATTTGATGATAAATCCGGAAGAAATGAGATGCTGGCCCAGAAAGCAAGCAAGCTGTTTGAGGAGGAGTAGGAAATGTTTGGAAGACTGATTCTTGAAACCTATGTACAGGACAGATGCCGGGACGTCAGATTTAAGGATGAACACTTGACCTGGTTCGAGATTAAAAAGAACGATGCGAAGCGGATTGTGAAGAGAATGGGGTGGGAGAGCCTGGCAGATTTTCTGAACAATTACACCTGGGATGATACGGAGATTCTGTATCAGATAGCTGATAACTGCGGAATGATAGTTGCTGATTGGATTGAAAGAGAGGTAGAGGATGGAAGAAATTAGAGGAACTGACTGCAACGAGCTGATAAAAAAGGTTCTGGAAGTTGAGGAGTTGCGACCAGTGGACCTGGCAAAGAAAATCGGGGTGAGCAGACAGTATGCGAACCAGATTATTTCCAGAAGCAAATGCGGTATTCGCTGTGACACGTTGGAGAAAATCGTAAGTGCGTTGGGATATGAAATCGCCCTGGTAAAAATAATTGAAAAATAGAAGTAAAACACTTGACACGTTCGAGTTATCGAAGTATAATAAAGTTACAAAATAACAAAACAAATACACGATACAAACGGAGGTAGTCAAGATGAACGCATTAGTAATATACAGAAGCCTGTTAAGTGAAAGAGATAAAAATGAATTTGGTTATCCGGAATGGGATGCAGCACAGAAGATGCTGCGGGTGTTCATTGAAAAAGCCCTGGAAGCTGGAGAAGAAAGCATTGCTGATGAAATCGTAGATGAGCTGTATTCTTTGAGTGATTGTGGATGCACGCTGGAAGATGAGGCAGTGAAAGCAGATTTGGAGATGCTTGAAAAGTATGGATTTGGTAGCCGAGCAGACAAAGTAAGAGAGCTTTGTTGGAAGTAGGCTTATTTTTTTTACCTGCAAGGTTCGCAAAATCGAAGTAATAATTCAAAGGAGCGAAGAATATGGCAAAGAGATCAAGAGCAAACAGAACTGAAAAGGCTACATACCAGAACATCCGGAATGAGCACAAATACATAGACGTTGTTCATCATGGAGATGGTCATTATTACATAATCCAGTACATAAAGCATGAGCTTCCAGAAAGAACGGTTGTCAATTATATGGGAACCAGATGCGGACACAAGCAGAAGTTCAGAATTGGAAAAGGGACGCTGCTGAGCATCCTGGAAGATTACAAGAAAGTTGAGGAGGCGTAGAAGGTATGACAAAACAGGAATTTCAAAAGAGAATTGGGGCTGAGATAAGCCAGAAAGATTATTCCATCGTGGAGCATGTGTATACATGGCATCCGTCCATCAGCGAGGTAGAGGGTAAGGAACAGATAGCAGAGTTGTATAAGTCCTTTGGAATGCCAATCATCAAGAATATGATGGAGGCTGCGAACTATGCAGAGACGCTTGACCGGGCAATGGCACAGGCACAGAGACAGGTGGAGGAGCTGAGAAAGCGAATCATCAGAGTTGCGAAAGGAGACCTGGTAGTGGAACAGTGCATTACAGAGGCTAAGAAATTATTTGAGACGGTCAACGATCCGCATGAGTGGGATGTGGCAGTTTCTTATCTGAAAAAAAGATATGGAGCAGATGCAGTAGACGAAGCCATTAAAATTGAGCATCTGGAAATGTAGGAGAGGAGTGAGAGTATGGCAGACAGAAGCAATGCCCGGCTGAATGAAGAGATTGAAAGTAAAATCAGACAGTGGGATGGCACAATATTTGGAGCATCATTGAAAAATATGTATGAGAACGGCACGAGCTATGAAGGTATCTGTGAGTATGCAGATATTGATTACGAAGATTACGAGGAGGAATAGAGATGGCGGACATGACGCTGAGAGAGTTTTGTGAAAGATACCGCAAGGGAGATTTCCTTGCAAAAGACAGAAATACCCAGATTGAGGCCGGTTGGTATGACTGGTTTTGCAGTGACAAAGCACTGGCAGGCCGGTTGGCGAAAATCTGGAGTATCTTGAAAGGGGTTACGAGCAATTACATCTTGGATAACTACAGAGTATGGTTCAAGAATAACTGCCCGATGGTCGGTCCGCTCTATGATGATGTAAGATTCGAGCCGCTTGACGAAGAGAAGAGGGATGAGTTGTATTTTGGAGTTGCTATTGATGATGAACGCAGAGACAACAAGTACATTATCTTCACTGCCAGAAATGATTACGAGGATGAGTGCGGATTTAATAATGTCCGAGAAGTACGGCAGTTCATCAATGGGTGGGAAGAAGAGCTGAAAAATGAGGAGTTTTACAAAGAAAGGGAGCGGAAGAAAGAAGAGCTGAAAAAGGAGAATGATAGATGTCTTGAGCTGTTAAGAAAAGCAGATGAGGTTCTGGGAAAGCATGAGGAATAATGTATGCAGGATATGAAAGTGGCACTGTTCACGATTGAGGATTTGAAAAAGAATCATCCGGATTATTACAGACGGTTAAACCCGAAATGCCAGGTTTGCCAGAATATTTTAAGCAGCAGTGAATGCGATATGTGCGAGGATTTTGATATGTTCGCCAGAGTAAAGGAGGAAATGAAGTGAGACAGGCAGAGTTTGCGGAACTGAGCAGGGAAGTAATGCCGGTACTGGATAAGCTGACGGAGATTGCAGGCCAGCATGGAACGGCAGAAAAGCTGGTAAGCATTACATTGAGTGCAGAAGGTTATATTCATTTTACGGTACATGACAGTGGAATGTGTCTGAGCAGATTAAAAAGAGAAGATGCACCGGAGTTGGAAATCAGAAAACAGTTATCCCAGGAAATGGGAAGAGAGGAGAACTGATATGGCAAGTTTGAATGTTAAGACAGAGTATTCAGAGTATAAGGACTGTAAGTTAAGAGTCGGTAAGTATGTGGAAGACAATAGCGTTGCTGTTGAAATTTATAACAGATGGGATGGACCTATTGCGAGAGTAACCACCTGCCTGTGCGACCATTCGTTGGCAGAAGATGAGGCGTATGTTGACACCAATAATTGCCCTTGGGCGGTAGCTCTTCTGGAAGAAAACGGATTTGCGGAGAGAACCGGGCGTACTCGGAGAAGCGGTTACTGCGAATATCCGGCAATGAAATTTGACAGAAGCAAGATGGCAGAGTTTGAGGAGGAAAGTTAAGATGGAGAGCTATAGAGAGTTAAGAGACAGACAGCAGAAAGAGTTCAATGAGCTGCCGTTGGGGTTTGCGTTCTCAGATAAGCAGTTTGATGAAATGATGGGAAAATGGGGACTTGACCCGGAGAAAGACCTGGATAAGATTTATCGGATTCCGGGCGGTGGATTCATCCAGAAGAAAGATCACAAGCATTTCCATGAGGTACTGGACCGGCACAACGCTGAGATGGAGGCGGCAAAGGCGGCCGATGAAGATGGAACAGGATTTCTTTACCAGATGTTCAAGTACGAACTGGATAATCACGAGTACGGATACACCGGAGATCTTGAGGATACGCTGGATTGCTTAGGATTGACTTGGGAAGAACTGAAAGCGTCACCGGTAATGCTGAAAGCTCTGGATAAGGCTTCGACAGAAATCAGAGAAAGAGAGGGATGCTAAGTATGGATGAGAATAAACGCATAGTAATATGCAGACGCTGTAAAAAGCCGGAATACTGGGGAGAAATGAGATGGCTTTCCGGATTTTGCGTATGCAGAGATTGCTACAAAGCGCAATGGGAAAGCGAAAATCATAAGCCGTATACCTGGGATGACCTGGATGGAAAAAGACCAACGATGGAAGAATTTGAAAAGGAGAATGAGTAATGGCAAGAGAAGAGCTAAAGACAATCGAAGGATGGCACAAGAGCGGCTGCAACAGTTGGGATGAATATTGTAAGCCGGGAGATATGGTAGACCAGGGAGTAGCAGATTACTTCCTGGATATCCTGCCACCACGGACAATGACAAGTGATTACTTCCAGGCAGGAGAGCCGCACAGTCATGCAATCAACCCGAAGACAATGAAGAACTGCGGCACATATGCAACATTCGCCGTAAGAGGAAAAGAGATCTGGGAGTATTGCGGAAACTGTTTTCCTCACATGTGTGTAGATGTTGAGAAATTCAAGAAACGGGATAGCGTGCAGGCTTTTTTGCATGAGACATACAAGCTGGTGTGCGGGATTGCACAGGCTCCGAGACCTCATATCTTCTGCAAAGACGGTTTTGAAATGAGTGTCCAGGCTGGAGATGGATTGTATTGTGAGCCACGGGTGAATTTGGAAAGCGGAGAATATGCAGCTTGCGAAGTCGGATATCCCAGCCAGAAAGAAGAGTTGTTGATGCCGTATATTGAAGATCCGACAGAACCGACAAAGGCAGTGTACCCGTATGTGCCGGTTGAAGTGATTGAACAAGTGATTGAGAAACACGGCGGCTGGTTTGACGCCAGGATTCCATTTGCATAAAGGAGGCGAAGCAGTATGAAGAAATTTATGAAGAGCATGAAGAAGTTCTTTAAGACTATGAAGAAGCTGGCAAAGTAGAGGAGAAGGAGCATGAACAAAGCAAAAAACATGACAACCGGGGCAGGTTATCTGCTCCGGAGAGAAGATTACAAGAGAGTCAAGAAAATGGATCGACAGCAATTTGAATCGTTCTGTAAGAATCTTTATATGACAGCATATGAAGAGGGCAGAAAGTCGGTTCCTGGGATTGACATTACGGAAGTGCAGAAAGCAATCAGCGAGACACCGGGAATCGGAGCGAAGAGACTGGAGGCAATCATGGAAAGCCTCAACAGCAGATTTGCAAAGGAGGGAGATGTGTGATGAAGAGAACGGAGCGGACGGTAAATGTCAAAGCCTGGGGCTGTCTGGGAGCAAAGAGAGTAGTTTTATACGAAGACAGAGGCGAGCTTAGATTTACGGATGGGTTCCATGATATGAGAATGACACAGGCCAGAATGGAAGCCTTTGTTCCTGGCGGCGATGCAGTTCTGGCTGATGTGTACCGGAGAGTGAGAGGAACCAGAAGCTGGCATCCGGTTGTAAAAGAGCTGAAAAAATTATTGGATGAGAGAGAGGGAAAAGCGGTATGAAGATTGAACCGAGGAAAGAATCGGACAGAGGCGGTTGGCTGTGTATGCCGTTGTTAGCCAGTGTGCCGGAAGGAAAGGAAGGATGGGAAAAGGTGCGTTGCCCGGTATGTGGAGCGCTTTGCTGGAAAAGACCGGAGGATGCAGGCGTGATTTGCCATAGCAAACTCGACGGAGCGTGTTGTACGTTATGTGCTTTGAAGAAAGGAGCTGGCAGGTTATGAAGAGAAGCGAGCAGATCGTAGAATTGATGGACGATGTAAAGAAGATTATCTCACAGATGGCAGTGGTGGATGTATGTGAGGAAGAGAAGCCGGTAGAGGTTGGAAAAACCATCATGACAAGCCGGGAGGTGGCGGATATGTTCCAGGAATATCACTCGGTTACATATCGCAGAATCGCACAGCTTATCGTGGAGCTGGAACCGATGGAGCAGACAGAGTTCAAAATGGCACAGTTCAAGGCAAGACACCAGGAGTACCCGATGTGGGAACTGACTGAAAAAGCCTGCAAGCTCTATCTGACGAGAATGAAAAGAGATAGATGCTACGGTAAAAAGAAGACCGGCATTGAGAAGATGGAAAAAGAGCTTCGTTGCCGGGTAAGCGGTCAGAAACTGGTGGAGGATGCGGAGAACGGATATAAGGACGTCCGGGAACTGTTCAATCAGTTTATTACTGGTCCGAAGGGCGAAAACCGGGAAATTCCGGAACTGACGCAGGCCTACGAACGGCTGAGAGCGGTTATGGAAGCACAGGTTCCGGGTGCGAAAGCTGATACGGCGATAACGTCTGCGGTATACGATGTGGCGATAGAGTCAGAAATGCAGGGGTTCATTTACGGATTTCAGTTGTTCGGAGCGGTTCTGCAGGGATGTGGCAGCACAAGAAGATGTGCCGGAGAAAATTAAGGGCAGACAGGAGGAGTCATGGAGAATAATTTGGTAAAGCTGGAACCATGCCCGTTCTGCGGTTGCAGAGATAGAAGAGTGGGAATCCGTAGGATGGGTAACAACGGATATAGAGTTTGTTGCTCGAAGTGCGGAAGTCTCGGACCTCATGTATCAGTGAAGGACTGGAACGGACACAAGAAGCTTGCGCAGAAAGAGGCAAGAGAAAAATGGAATGAAAGGGTGTGAGAAAATGGATAGAGAAGAACTTATGAGAGAGTTGGAAGATATGTTCCGGGATGAGCCGGATAACAATAAACTGAATGCGGTTCTGGACCTTGCGGATGCGTATGCAGAACATGAATACGAGAAAAGAAAAAAGTCTGAAAAAGTACAGTGGGGAAAAGATGTGTGTGCTGTGGCAGGAGAGAGTGTAGACGAACTTCCGGAGAAGGTGTTCATTTCTATTTCAGAGAAGTTAGAGGATAGAATGTTGGAGAATAACGGTGATCTGGAATATGCAGTAGTCCAGGAAGTTGTAAATGAGTTCTGGGAGCAGGAGGAAGAGGAAGATGCTGATTGTAAGCCAGAATAAAGAGAAGGTGTTGTGGTTCGGAAGAGCCTTTAACGCCTTGGAATATTCAGAACAGGTAGACCACAAGGGAAAGAAGGAAACCGTCAGACACACAATTTGCATATCTGATGGTTGTCTGGAAGAGATTGCAGAGTATCAGACAAAGGAACGGTGCTTGCAGGTGCTGAAAGATTTCTGCGGAGCATATGAAAATGAATGTTATACGGTTGAGTTCTTCGACACTGCGGCCCAGGCAACAAGACCGGCAATGTACAAGAAGAACATCGTGTATGAGTTCCCGGCGGAGTAATGTGAAGGAGGGCGATGATGGAACACAAGATCACAATCATGAAATATCAGACGATGTTTCCGGGGATGACAAAAAAGCTGTTCGATGAGAAAGAGAGATTCCATCAGATTGCAGTCATCAGCATCAGACTGGATGAACTCCAGACAAAAGGTGCGGTACTGCAGAAAATTGGAAAACCAACAAAGAGCGGCACTAGAATGACGTTTGCACCGGTGCGGAGTGCTGGAGAGTATGAGGCAGAGATGCAGAGGATTCTGGAAGACGGGAAAAAGCTGGGTCTGAAATTTGAAAAGAAAAAGGAGGAAAAGTAATGGAGAGCAGTGAAGTTGTAAAAATCAGAGTGGAGAATATATATCCGCATCCGGATAATCCGAGAAAAGACCTCGGAGATGTGACAGAGTTGGCAGAATCAATGAAGAAGCATGGAGTCATGCAGAACTTGACGGTTATTCCGGCGAGTGCATTGACGGCAGACCCGGAAGATCAGCCGGATGCCGATAAGGTTTCGGTAATCAGTGATTTCCATGCACTGATAGGACATAGAAGACTGGAGGCGGCAAAATTAGCAGGCCTGGTAGAAGTTCCATGCCAGATTAGAAGCAAGATTTCCCGTAAAGAGCAAGTAGGTATCATGCTGTTGGAGAATATTCAACGTGAAGACCTTACCATCCAGGAACAGGCCCAGGGATTCCAGATGATGCTCGATTTGGGAGATACGGAAGACCAGATTGCAGAAAAGACCGGATTCAGTAAATCAACCGTCCGGCATAGGCTGAATATTGCGAAGCTGGACCAGGAGAAATTGAAAGAGAAGCAGCAGGACGATGCTTTTCAGCTCACATTGAAAGACCTGTACGAACTGGAGAAAATCAAGGATGTAGAAATGCGAAATGAGATTCTGGATAAGGCCAGCAGCTCCAGAGATATTGTGAGCCGGGTTCAGAACGAGATTACAAATGCTAAGAAGAAAGAGAACGCAAAGAAGCTCAAAGCGAAGCTGAAAAAGATGGGAGTAGAGAAAGCACCGGAGCAGTATTCCCAGCAGATGTACAATGGAAAGTGGAAAACGGTGATAGAGATTAACTTGACAGACGATGTGCCGGATGAGATTGAACTGCCAGAGCAGAAAGGGCAGATGTACTGGTATGAGACATGGCGAGATTTGAGAATCGTTACGAAAGCTCCGAAGGAAAAGAAGAAGCTGACAAAAGAAGAGCTGGCGAAGAAAGAGCAGGATAGAAAGTCAAAAGAGGTAAAGGAAATTCTGAAAGGAAGTGCTGCCAGAAGAAAAGATTTTATCTCCGGAATTATTTTTGGAAAAATCCCGGCTCTTAAGGACGAAAACGCAGCGAGAGAAAAAATCTGGGAAGCCCTTGTGCTGATTGGTTACGGTCTGTACGGTTCGATTGCGAGAGGCTTTTTCCTGGAGGACGATGAGTGGAAGTACAGCGAAGAAGAGAGAAAGCAGGCAACTGAGACGTTCCAAGGATTGAGCATCACACATCAAATGCTTGTGTTTCTGCATGGGTCGATGAATACGGTAGGAGAAACCTATGATTATAGCGGACGCTACGCCAAAGAAAAGGCGGATAAACTGCTGAAAGGGTATGAAGCCCTCAAATTGTTTGGGTGGTTCTTTGAGATGGATGAGGAGAAGCGAGTTCTGGACGGAACAAGTGAGTTATTTGCACCTGCGGAAGAAAAGTAAACTACTGGCTTGCCAACTGGCGTAAAGTCGGTTATTATAATAGGAAGAAGGAGCTACAAAGTAGCGGTACATAAGTAGTGAAATGAAGGCACGCCCTCTACATGGGGGATGCCATGTTTATCAGCTGACGTTTCCTTTTCCTGATGATTGATGATGATGGGAAGCAGTGATTTTGATTCCGCGGCCAAGTGAATGATACAGTTATTTCAGACACGATTTAGAGCGTGTCTGAAAAATCATTTCCGCAATCTGCAAGCCCCACTTTGCGGTATATTTTACCCTCATTCGGTTGCCGTAGCCCGCTACGCCGCCCTCATTC